CAGTGAAATCATTCCTAGTAAGAATACGGGGTATGAGATGAGATTCAGGCTCATGATTCTCACCAAACTCACCATCGGGATCAGCACCAGCAACATTGAAATACCTAAGAATAGCACTATTGATTCCTTCTTTATTTGCATCTGCTAGAATTGTTTCACACATTCGTTTTGTTTGACCATAAACTGATTCTGGATTCTCAGCAGCACAAGATGATGAAAATACAATATCTTTGCAACCATATTCTTTCATCAATTTTAGAATGTTAATTGTACCAGAAACATTATTTTCATAATAGTATGTAGGCATTTCTTCACTCTCACCTACTTCTATGGAACCCGCAAGATGAAAGACAATATCAAAGCTGAACTTATCATCATCAAACATTTTACCATATTCTATCTCATCAAGAATATGATCATAATTTCTTATATCAGTATGAATGTACTCATCACAATACTTTGTTGCCATAAGTTGTGACGGATGTTTGCGATCCATCACAATCACATAGTAACCATTCTTCTTCAGTTCTTTCTGGAGGTGATGACCAATATAGCCAGCACCTCCAGTCACTAATGCTTTCTTCATGCAATCATTCCGATAAAGCGGTTGAGTACAACACGATTAATAACTTTACTTGTATTGTACTTAGTAAAGGCGTTTACAAGACCTCGGGTAGTTGTTGATTTTACTTCAAGTTCACTGTCATTGTCAACATCAGTTTCGGCACGAACAATATAATATTCATCATAGCCAGATGTTGTGCAGACAACACTTTTTTCTTTCATGAACTTTTCACGGATGTCATCCATGTTAGCAGTCTTAGGAAACAAACGAGAAGTTGATTGTCTGAACTCACGGCTATTTACAAGATAGAAGCCAACAACATTACTTTTTGTAACTTGTTTGAATATCTTCAATGCTGCTGAAGTAAATGCTTCACATCCGCTATGTTTGATTTTTTCAGAAATTCCAGTACTTTGATGACGCAGAACACCAATCTGGGTTCCTGTTGTCATAAAACGGGAACTTGAACCATATTCACCATCAGTAACTTTTTTCTGTGTTAACATGTGACCTTCACCATCAGTAAGAAACACAGTATTGACTACTTGCAGTTTGTGCTGTTTCTGAAACTCAGGGACAATCTTCATTGCGGTAAAGATTGTTTCGTTGAGTGGAGTGTACTGCATATCTAACCATCGTGGGAAACCGTTAATGCGGTGTGCCATTCTTGCTACATTTGGATACATACTTGCAGAGCCGTGTAGCAAAGCAGATGCCATGTAAGACATGTCACTTGCATTCATTTTACTTGAAAATAAATTCAGCAAATTGAATGAACGAATCAGAACATCATTTTCTTTGTATTCTGCCTCTTCGGCATTTTTTCTTTCACCGCTTTCGGGATAGTACATATTTGTGAATGCATATACTTCAAACGGAATATTTACTTTCTTGCAGAACAAAACAAGATTTAAGAGTTGCTTAATAGTTGGGTGTAAATAGTTAATCATTGAACCAGACCAGTCTAGAAATATCACAAGACCGTGAGATTTACCACCAGGGACAATAGTCAATCGTTTGAAGATATCATCATTGAACTTATACGAGTAAATTTTACTCATGTTGAGTTCACCAGTTTTTGCAACACTCGCACGTTTCATTTGATCCGCATTTTTACGGAGTTCAAATTCTTTCACAAGATAAGAAACAACTTTCGCTGATTTGGATTTGAAAGTGTTGAATACGCTTGTGTCTACTTGATCAGCATAATATGAGTCTTTCTTGTAACGATTGATAATACGCTTATATGGTATTACAATATTATCTAGATTGAGGTTTTCTGGAACATTAGCATAATTGTAATCCGTTGAATCTTCACACAGAAGTTCTTTTTCATGGTTACGAAACGCCTCGTCGGTGTGTGATTCTACTTTATCTTCACCTTCATTAAAACTTTCATTCTCAGTTTCTTCAGAATCCATCTCATCAGAAAATTCTGGTGACTGACGGTTTTCTTGTTCTTCACCATCATCATCTTCTTCTTCGCCATCATCAAAATCCATGGTCTCTGATGAATACTCGGTATCATCATCCCACTCATCAGTAGGAGTTTCTTCTTCTTGACGTTTTTCTTTTTGTTTTTCTTTTTGTTGACGATAAAGTTCTTGAATCTTTTTAGAAAGTTCAACAACATCATCAAAAGTTTCCAATTGATTCATTTCATCAACAATTGTAAGTTCTTCTTCATTGAACTTGATGCCAAGGTGTGCGCCAATCTTGAAATGAATATTCAAACGGTCTAGAATATTCATACCATTGAGATCAACACCTTCAGTTGCAAAAAAGTTATCGTTGTAAAGTTGACGATATGCTTTTGAGAATGAGGAACGCAGGCCAGGATATTTGCGTTTAATGAGTTTCTCAATTCTCGCATCTTCTACAATATTGAGAATAACTTTAGGAATTTTCAAATCAATAACTGAATCGTGCCAACCTTCAGCGGGAGTATTCAATGCATGACCAACTTCATGACCTACGAACAGATCATACATTTCAGGAGTAAGAGTATCTTTAAGAATAGGAATTACCAGCTTACGTTCTTTTGTATTGAAATAAGCGGTAGGAACTTTCTTGTGTTCAACAATCAGGTTTTCCGTCGCCATCAGTTTGGCGAGTTGTGATTTGGATTCTTGTGTCGTTTGCATTTTGATATCTCTCTATTGAAGATGATACATTATCGCATAAATCCAATGTTTTGTCAATGGAAAACCTGATTGTTGTATTTACGCAACAGCAGTTAACACAATGACATTACCTGTTGGATCCTTTTTTATATCAAGGTCCAAAGTTTGACCTTCTTTCCATCCTAGGTCTGCCAGCATTTCATCTGGAAGTTCAATATAAACATCTCCAGAACCATCTTCACACTCTTTAACTACTGAGGTATATATTTTAGACATGGTTTATCCATACATGAATTGTTTTTTTAAATCTTCATAGTGATCTAAATCTTCTTGCCACTTTCTTTTAGCTACCCATTGTTTGACAATCTGTTCAATTTCATCCAGTGCTTCTTTTTGATTTTGCAATTTCACTGTATCTTCGGCTTTCATGTTTTCTCCCATTAATGATAAAATTCACTTCTATCAACCAACAAAAAATTATTCTCTTTTTTCTTTTTTCCCATGATTTCAACCATGGCCACAAAGTCATCATATTCCTCTTGTGTCATTTCTGCAAGCATTTCACTCATTTCCTCCAAGAGAACAATTTCTTCATCACTAAAATGATCAAGTTCATTCAAATTTAAGTCCGACATACTCGGTGTTCCTTTCATCATAAATTGTATTCAAGCGATTGACTGCAAGTTGATAAACTTCAGGAACAATTTCTGCTCCTACCCATTTTCTATCTGAATATATGCATGAAACTGCGGTACTACCCGAACCCATAAATGGATCAAAGACAGTTTCGCCAGGATTTGTATATACATCAAGAAAATTTGATACAAGATCAGTTGGATAGTTGTCAACATAACCCTCAATTGGTTTTATAAAATGTTCAAGTACATCAGGAATAGACAAATCACTAAAACCTTCCCGAGAAAACTGTTTTCCGGGTCTTTTGAAGGTTAAAATAAAGGAATAGTTGAAGCGATATAGGTTTGCATTCATTGAACGCACCCAAATTCTTTGACTTTTGTGAATCCAACCCAATTCTTCCATCGTATCTGTGATGAAACTGTGCTTTTTCACCACTTTTCCTCCAGATTTACGGTCACGAAGGATAATTGTAACAACATTATTGATTGGATTGATCATGGAAAAGGTGTCATACATCAATCTTTCCCATTTTGCCCTAGAATCATCAGGATTTTCCCCAATTTCATCAAAATCTGGTGGAGAAGTGATGACATAATGATAAGAAAGGTCACGTTTCATGACCTCTAAGCAATCATCATTGTACAAAATACAATTATCCAAAGGTTCGTACATCAATTTTCTCCTTATGCTTCACTTTTCGGGTATATCGTACATCAATTTTATGTTTTTGTGGGGCAGGAATAGGTGTACGGCAGATTGGCTTCGGTATTTTCAATAAAATCTTCATTTTATCGCCTCATCTTAGCCATATCTTTTGCTTCAGTATCATTGAAAACGGGAACAGCGTTAGATTTGTGTAAAGTACCAACACCTAGCATTTTATCGCCAGTATATTGTGTAACTTTGTCTTTTCTATTCCAGTTTGCAACCTGTACGCCAGTGTCTACTGAAGGATACTTCTTAGGGTTTCGTTCAGCAGGAATAACAAGCTTAGGCATTTTGTTGCTAGTTTTGAAAGTTGTCTTTGTTATCTTAGTAACTTTTGGTGAAGTACCAATGCCAACTTTACGACACCATACATCATACTCAGCTTGTTGCACTTTTGTCAATTTCTTCGGTTTTGATTTACGAATGTAGCCATAAACTATCATAATGATATCTCCACTCAACTAGACTACATTATATCAACCTACGAGTGAATTGTCAAGGGCTTTTTTGTTTCAATATTTGTAATGACGATGTTCTTCATCTTCATGGCGATTTTCATATTCCCATTGTTTTAACTTTTTCTTAACTTCACCGTGTTCTTTGAATTTGCGTTTCTTTCTTGAACTTTTAGCAAATTCAAAATCGTCACCGTAATCATTATTTTTACGGAATTTACCAGCAAACTTAGTCATTTGATTTTATGAACTCCATTATTTCATTAGTAGGAACTTGATGCCTTTCATTTTACCTTCAGGCGAGGTTTCTTTATCACCATTTTTGGATATAAAGATTATTTCGGAATAAGGATAGCACATTTGTACTATTTTGAGTAGTTGACATGCAGTACCGTCAGTATCATTATACATAAAAACTTCATCTACAAATTTTAAGTGTCTGACGATTTCTGATCGAGAGTTGTAATTTTGAACAAAGCCTTTTTCATATTTTGTTAGATAAATGTCGGAGTGTACACCGACAATTAACCAATCGCCTTTTGATTTAGCTTTTTTTATAAAATTAATATCAGATAATTCTATAGGATCGAACGCACCAATTGTTACTATTATTTTTTCTTTTCTTAACTTCATGGTAACATGTTAGGAAAACACTCCTTGACAAAATTATAAGTTAAACCTTTTACACCCAAATCTTTTTTCATTATTCCTATAATTACTTCAGATTCTCTTGGTTCTAAAGATTCTAAGAGTTGAATCAATAATTCATTTTTTCTCTGCTCATTCAAACTCAATGATGTTGGATGTCCTTCCTGAAACAAATAGATTCTTCGTAATTCTGTTCCAAGATGAGCAAAAGAGACTCCAGGTAAAGTATCAGGAATCCTGTAATTTTCTGGTACATCTTTTACTGTCCACTTATAATCCGGATGAAACGCATACTCTAAAACTTTTACAAGAGTGGGAGAAAGATTTTGTTCTATGACTTTCTTTCTGTCCGCTTTTGTTTTTGCTTCTTCGAATTCATCAAATATCTCATATATATTTTTCATTAAAATTCCTCAATTACATCCATCAAGTTTTTTAGTTTGTTTTCAATAAAGTAATTTAATAGCTTACTTCTTGAAGCTGGTTTTGTTTCTTCATAAGTATTTATGATTTTTTCCTTTATATCGCCTGGTATAAGTCTCAGATCAATCAAAAGTTGATTACGGGTAAAACCAGTGTTTGCAATAGATTCATATTGACTATAATGTTCAGCTAGAAACTTTTCCAATTTACCTTTTGTGATTGGTGTTTGACGTTTATCTAAAACAAAACAATCTGAAGAAGATAAGATGTTAGGAATGCCGTCTCCTTTGTCGCCTTTGATGATTTTCTCTTTAAGATCAAGTGCGGGATTCTCAGAAACAACAAATTTTTTCATTGCAGGATTATATTGCTTTACTTTAAAAGTACTATTAGCATTATATGCCTGAAGCTGTAGAAAATCACCATCACTAGAAATAATCAAGATGTTTTCGTGCATGATGTGTCTAGGAACGAGTGTACCAATAATGTCATCAGCTTCGGCTCCTTCAACATCAATTACTTTATATGGAAAGTTTTCTTTGAGTTCTGTTTTGAGTTTAGATAGAATGTCAAAGATAAGGTGCCAATCCAAATCAGACTTTTCACGGGCTTTTTTACGACCAGCTTTGTAGAAAGGAAAAATAGATTTACGCCAGTAGTTACGATTATCGCAACATAAGACAACTTCACCATAATCTTTGAACTTATTGGTATGAGTTCTTAGAACATTCAATACTAGATGGCGAACAAGTCCTTCTTCCAGCTTGACATTTTTTTGTGATGCAAGTTGTGCCATAATGCCAGATAGCAGAACTTGATTTAGATCAATTAGTATCATGATAACACTCTATAGTTAAGAAACTACAGTTTACTCTATTTCCTTCAATTTGTCAAACATATTTTGGATAAAATCACTAGATGTTGTTGTTTTTTTAGCAACTACTCCATAGAAGTCACATTTTATCATTCTAGAAATATATTCCAAGGGTTCTGTTAAAACGGCTTCAAATAGGTCAGGATCTACAGGATTTCCTTTGTTGTCTTGTTTGAATAGGACGATATGATACATGTTTCCCATATTACACACATCAACATCTTCTCCTGGTGTTTTGTATTTTGCTGCCTCTACTTTCACCATATCTTCTTTTGGGCCGGGCATGAAAAAGACTGCATCAAAACGATCATCCTTCAGTTCTCTCAGAAAGTCTAGCATTGTATCCTTTAATATGTGATTTTCTAACTCTTACCATTATCCATGTGTTGTAATAGTCATCACTTTCCATTACACCACGAACAAACTGCTCTTTTGCTTCCAAATATCCACACTCACCTTTTGATTTACATAAATGTAATATTTGGCGTGAGAAATTTTCTTTCCCGTGTAGTATAACATCATTTTGCAGTTCTGCGTTAGAACCATAGTAAGTTTGCCAATCACTAGCTACTTTCACTTTTTTCTTTTTACCTTTGACTTGTTTGGTTTTGGCAAAGTAAAAAAATTTCTTGCCTATATATTTTCTTTTATTCGTGAGATTTATAATCTCGTATACGAATCCGTAATTATCACCAATCAAGCCTTCAGTAAAATCTTCGTTATTATATTTCCAGTTTAATCCCATTCTTCATCATCTTCAGAGTCCTCATCTTCTATATATTCTTCTTCAATTTCTTCAATGGGTTCTCCACAAAATGGGCAATGCTCTGGATATTCTTGAGACACAAATTCCTCTGTATAGTTAATTTGATATGATGATTCGCAGTTATGACACTCCGCCGTTATTGTTTTGTCGTTCATTTTGCTTCCTTAGTGTGCCCAAACATCTCCCCAATCACCAGCTAGAGCACCTTTTGCATAGTCTGTTGCTCTATTTTCAAAGAAGTTGGTATGTGTTGGTGCGTTAATCATTTCTTCTACCCAAGGCAGAGGATTTCTTTTGACTTTATTGATACCTTTTAGACCAAGAGAAATTAATCTTCGGTCAGCAATATAACGAATATACGTTTTCACATCATTTGCAGATAAGCCTTCAATACCTCCAGTGTTAAAAGCAAGGTCAATAAACTTATCTTCAAGTTCTACCATTGTTTCTGCAATTGTATAAATTTGAGACTTCAAGTGATCGTTCCATATTTCTTTATTTTCTTCAATATAAGTACGGAACAGTTTAATCATAGACTCAGCATGTTGTGTTTCATCTACAATTGACCATGTAACAATCTGACCCATACCTTTCATCTTACCTTGGCGTGGGAAGTTAAGTAACATGATAAAGGAACTGAATAATTGCATCCCTTCGGTGAAAGCAGAGAATACTGCAATATTAGTAGCAGTAGTAATAACATTGCTATTCTGTGAGCTAATATCAAGGATGTAATTATGTTTTTCACGCATAGCCTCATATTCTAAAAATTCATTGTATGTAGTTTCAGGCAAGCCTAGGGTTTCAATTAGGTGTGAATATGCGGCAATATGTAATGCTTCTCTTGCAGCAAAGCCTGCCAACATCATTCTTACTTCAGGCTGAGGGAAATAAGGTAGGTAATTATTAACATAGCCACCTGCAACATCAATGTCACCCTGAGTAAAAAATCTGAATATATGAGTGAGAAAATTTTTCTCAGCATCAGTAAGTTTCTTTTTCCAATCCTTGACATCCTCAAGCATTGGAACTTCAGTATGTAGCCAATGTGATTGTTCATGTTTTAGCCATGCTTCATATGCCCAAGGATAATTAAAAGGTTTAAAGTAATTTCTGTTTTCTGTTAGTTTTTGTTGTGGTGCTTTTTTAATCATGGATGAATGCCTCTAATTCTTGTATTGGTTTATTTCCGACTAATCTCTTGATTTCTTTTTCATCTTTTACTATGACAAGTGTAGGAACACTACGAATATTATATTCAGTTGCTAGTTCAGAATTCTCGTCAATATCAATAACTTCAATAGGGACATCAGTTTTAATCTGTTCTAGTGTTTTTGATAACATTTTACATGGACCACACCATGATGCCGTGAATCTTAAAATTTTTTTCATTTACCTTGTCCTCTATATTTCTTATATGAATTCTTTTCGCTTTTATTTAAACTAGATGTTTTAACTTTACCGCCTTGTTTGGTTTTTTTAACGACTGATGTGTGTGATGGTGCTAGATTACCTTTTGCTTTAGCCATTTTAATTTCCTTTCATTATTTACTTTTATAGTTTGTTGAGTTCTTTGCTTCAAGTTCACGCAGATCGTTTGCTAAGTCGGATACACCATGCCAATCTTGAATTGCAATCATTACTTGTAAATATTCTAATAGAATTTCTTTTTGAGTTTCAAAGTTACTGTAATCTTTACTTTGTTTCATTTTTCTTTTTTTCCTCTTCCTTTTTCTGTTCTACTGCTGGAGGATTATCTGGCCAAATTTTATCTTTAATGTATGAAGCACCAAACCAACCCCACGCAGAAAAAAATCCCCACATGACAATTTCAGCTATCATACTATTTCTCCATCAATTTATTTACAAAATTCAACAATAATTTGTGATGTTTACCGTCATGATATTTTCCTTTCATCCAACTGTAAGAATCATACCAGTGAACTTCACTTTCAGGATGACATCCAATTATACCTATATTGTTTTGTATGATAGCCATTGGATCACCATTCATATATCTTGCTACTGTTTCAAATTTACTTTCATCACCAACAATTGCACAACCATCATAGAAATACATTCTTTCTAATTGACCTTCCCACAATACTTGCAAATGTTTAGCATGTGGTCGTTTTGTGTCTGTGTTTGGTCTTTTGATGTATTGAACGGCGTTACAATCATCAGATAAAAAATTAAAATAATATGAGCTGGTCCAATAACCGCCCATGCATATTCCGAGATACTTACCACCTGACTGTACAAATCTTGTGATACGATCAATGCTATTGGCAAAGCACATATCAAACTTACTAGCATCACCAAATCCACCAGGTATACACACCATATCAACGTCATCAAAAAAGTTGGTTTCAAGTTCATGTTTAGTAAATATCTTAAATCTATAATGTGGTGTTAAAGCTTTCATTATACCATTGCCCGATTGCACCGAGCAATATGGCTGATGCATAAACATAGCAATAGTTTTCATTACCCCTCACAGGCAATACAATCATTTCCTTGTGCAATTTGTGTCATATCTAGTTCTTTAATTACTTGTCTTTCAATTCGTTTTGATACTTTATCTGCTTTACCAATCTTTTCACTTCTGCAATAGTAGAGTGTCTTTAGACCTTTCTTCCATGCCATAAAATGAATAGCATGAATATACTTAATGTGTGCATCTGGTCTAAAGAATAGATTAAGTGATTGTGCTTGATCAATATAGTTTTGTCTATCTGCTGCAAGATCAATGACCCAACGCTGATCAATTTCCATTGAAGTCTTGAATACTGCTTTTTCGTTTTCATCTAGAATATCTAAATGCTGTACTGAACCATCATTTGCAATAATACTTGACCACACATCATTATATTCTTGTTCATCAGTTATTTTGGATTTGATGAGTTTGTCAAGCCATCTGTTTTTATTGAGGTAAGCGCCAGATAGAGTATCTTGCCTATAAGCATTAGCACGATAAGGTTCAATAGAAGGACTAGTATTACCCATGATAATGGATGATGAAGCATTAGGAGCAATAGCCATGACATGACTAAAACGCTTTCCAGTACCAACAGCATCTGGAGCTTCTCCACGTTCTTTACCGAGTTCCAAATTTGCATTATCTAATCCTTCTCTTATGTGTTTGAAGATTTTATTGTTGGCGACTTTAGCCATAACACCTTCAAAGGCAATATTATTGCGTTGTAGATAAGCGTGGAAGCCGAGAGCACCAATCCCAATACTACGCTCACGGGATGCAGAATACTTTGCACGGCTGATTGTGTCAGGAGCGTTATCAATAAAATACTGTAGCACATTATCAAGCATCTCAGCAACATCTCTGAGGAATGTTGGCTCATTTTTCCATTCATCATAAGTCTCCAAGTTTAATGAAGATAAACAACACACGGCGGTTCGTTCTTCATCAGTAGGTAAAATAATTTCACTGCAAAGATTTGATTGATGTACTTTCAGTCCTTTGTTCTTTAGAAATTCAGGTAGATGTTTGTTGCTTGTATCAATATAATGAATGTATGGCTCACCAGTATGCATTCTTAATTCAAGAATCATTTGCCACAAATGTTTTGCTGATACAATTTCTCTTACTTCACCTGTATGTGGATCTTTGAGTTCCCAATCATCACTCGCATTTGGATCCAACATGCAGTTTTCAATGATGCTCATGAAATCATCGGTGATATTAATTCCGTGATGTAAATTTAGGCAACGAACATTAGGGTCGCCTGTAGGTTTACGCATTTCTAAGAACGGTATAATGTCAGGATGAGATATATCAAGATAAGCGGCGTAAGAGCCACGCCTAGTGCGACCTTGACGATACGCCAAGCTAGAAGCATCGTATATTTTAAGATGAGGCATAACACCAGTAGACTTATCATCAGCAGACCTAATACCGAAGCCGATACCCACACCACCTCCGAGCATACTGAGCCAATTTGTTTCACTAAGGTTGTCAACTAGTCCCTCCGCAGTATCTTCAATGTAGTTGAGAAAACAAGAAATAGGCATTCCACGCTTAGAACGACCAAAAGAAAGAATAGGCGTAGAATAAGATAGCCAGTGTCTACTACTATATTCATACAGCCTTTGAGCATGTTCTGGATTACTTCCAAAAGCTTTTGATACAAATGCAAATCTGTGTTGAGGTGATTCTTCATCTTCTTTCATGTAAGACTCTTTAAGTCTTTTCACTCCAAGTTCGTCAAATAGTTTATCTCTCTCTAAGTCTATCTTGATTCCTAAATATTCCATTTCTTCTACCTTATTATTGTTGTACGAATTCTTCTATCATAGGAAAAACAGGCTTGATTGCTTCTGCACATGCTATAGCTACTTCTTGATGTTCTTTCTGTGTACCGTTTGCACTCCTGAGTTGTATATAGTGTACCCAGGAACGCAATGTACCGTTCATGTAAAGACGGGATGCAGTTAGTCCTTCGGGTAAAACTGCTCTTGCTTGTTCTTTTGCAATCCCATTTTCAATAGCCCACTGATATGCTTTTTCAGCAGCATATGTTACATAACTCTGTTGAGTTTTCCATGTTTCTTGTAATCCTATATCTTCAGTTTCAATAGAATTTTGGCGATTCTTTGTATCTTGTAATCTCGCTTCACGACTAACCCAATTTGAACCTGCCACTCCAAAATCTACTACAGCATACCTTTGGCTAAATTCTTGAAAAGAAAAAGACCTATGCCTAAGGATTTGCCTAGCTATATCCCGTGTAGTGTTTATTTCTAAACAAATATTCACCATCT